AAGCCATCAGACAGGAAATCTTGATGCAGAACCCTGAATCCCGTGCCCGGGGCGGCGATGCCGAGCCCGGTCACAGCCCGCATCTGGAGGTCAAGGCGGCGTTGTCCGGCTTCCTGAGCGAATTTCACGCCTTTCAGACCGAACTCAAGTCGAAACTCAAGGAACAGGAAGCCCGTTTGGCCATGCTCGACCGCAAATCCATCGCCATGTCCCGCCCGCCGCTGTCGCAGGCCGCGGAGACCGAACTGCCGCACAAGAAGGCGTTCGGCGCCTATCTGCGCACCGGCGAGGATGCCGGCCTGCGCGGCCTGACCATCGAGGAGAAGGCGCTGTCGACGGCGGTGGCGGCGGACGGCGGCTATCTGGTCGATCCGCAGACCGCGGCGCAGATCGTCGGCGTGCTGCGCAGCTCGGCCTCGATCCGCACCATCGCCAACGTGGTGAACGTCGAGGCGAGCGCCTTCGACGTGCTGGTCGACCATTCCGACATCGGCGCCGGCTGGGCGACCGAGACCGGCGACCGCAGCGAGAGCGACACGCCGAAGATCGACCGCATCTCGATCCCGCTGCACGAACTCTCGGCGCTGCCGAAAGCGTCGCAGCGGCTGCTGGACGACAGTGCCTTCGACGTCGAGGGCTGGCTGGCGCAGCGAATCGCCGACAAGTTCAGCCGCGCCGAGGCCTCGGCCTTCGTCGGCGGCGACGGCATCGACAAGCCGACGGGCTTCCTGAACTATCCGAAGGTCGACAACGAGCTCTGGGCCTGGGGCAGCCTCGGCTACGTGCCGACGGGTGCCGTGGGCGACTTCTCGGGCTCGGACCCGGCGGATGCGATCGTCGACCTGGTCTATGCGCTCGGCGCCCGCTACCGCGCCAACGCGACCTTCGTGATGAACTCCAAGACCGCCGGCGCGGTGCGCAAGATGAAGGACGCGGACGGCCGCTTCCTGTGGTCGGACGGCCTGGCCGCGGGCGAGCCCGCCCGGCTGATGGGCTATCCGGTGCTGATCTGCGAGGACATGCCGGACATCGCGGCGGATGCCCATGCGATCGCCTTCGGCGATTTCCGCGCCGGCTATACCGTTGCCGAGCGGCCGGACCTGCGCATCCTGCGCGATCCGTTCTCGGCCAAGCCGCACGTGCTGTTCTATGCCACCAAGCGCATCGGCGGCGACGTCAGCGACTTCGCGGCGATCAAGCTCCTGAAATTTGCGGCGGCCTGATGCCGGGGTGACCCGGTAGCAGTCATCGCAGATGGTTCGCCCCGGCCTGGCCGGGGCTGACCCGACACACCCCCGCGCATCCAGTTGCTGCTCCTCCCTCCGTCCGGGCGTGCGGGGGTGTGTTCGACAGACGACCCGACCGGGGCCACCGGGCGGTTCCCGGTGCGGCGGACCCGTTCCGGCGTGGGCAATCAGGAGAACTCCATGATCTTGACTGAAGTGAGCACGCCCGCCGCGGCGGCGGTGCCGGTGCGCGCGCTGGCCGATCACCTGCGGCTCGGCACCGGCTTTGCCGACGACGGGTCCGAGGACGCGGTGCTCGAGCTCTACCTGCGGGCCGCGATGGCGGCGATCGAGGCACGGATCGGGCAGGCGCTGCTGAGCCGGGAGTATTCCTGGACGGTGACGCGCTGGCGCGAGGACGCGAGCCAGGGGCTGCCGATCGGGCCGGTGCTGGCAGTCGACGCGGTCACGCTGATCGGTGCGGACGGTGCCGAGACCGCGGTCGAGCCCGAGGCCTGGTCGGTGCTGCGCGACAGCCGCCGGCCGCGGCTGGTCGGGCGGTTCGGCCGCAACCTGCCGCGTATCCCGCGCTCGGGTCATGCGGAGATCCGGTTCTCGGCGGGCTACGGCGCGTCCTGGGAGGACGTGCCGGCGGACCTGCGCCAGGCGGTGCTGCTGCTGGCGGCGCATTACTACGAGAACCGGTCGGAGACGCCGCAGGGTGCGGGCGCCATGCCGTTCGGGGTGCTGGTGCTGATCGAAGCCTACCGCTCGATCCGCATCGGGGGAGCGGGGCTTTGAGCGGCAGGCCGGATCTCAAGCGCAAGCTGGTGCTGGAGGCGCGGCAACAGGTGCCCGACGGGTCGGGCGGCTACACCGTCGACTGGCAGGCGCTGGGCACGCTCTGGGCGGACATGTCGGCGCGGACGGGCAGGGAGGACTTCGTCGCGGGTCAGACGACCCCGCGGGTGAAGTACCGCATCCTGGTCAGAGGGGCGCCGTGCGGCGCCCCCTCCCGTCCGCGCCCGGACCAGCGGTTCCGCGACGGCGAGCGCGTGTTCAACATCCTGACCGTGGCCGAGCACGACGCCGCGGGCAGGTTCCTCGAAATCTATGCGGAAGAAGGGGTGCTGCCGTGAGCCATGCCCGTTCCCCCGCGCTGCAGGCCGCGGTCTTCCAGCGGCTGGCGGGCGATCCGTCGCTGACGGCGCTCGTCGGTGCGGCGATCTACGACGCGCCCATAGAGCGCACGGCCGACGAGACGGCGCCGGATCACGTGACGCTGGGCGAGGAGACCGTCCGGCCGAACGACACCATGACGAGCCGCGGCGCGATCCACGACTTCGACGTGACGGTGCATTCCGGACGGGACGGCTTCGACACGGCAAAGCGCATCGCCGCAGCGATTTGCGATGCGCTGGTCGACGCGCCGCTCGTGCTCGACGCCGGCCGGCTGGTCGGACTGCGTTTCCTGCGGGCGCGCGCCGAGCGCGGCCGCGCCCCCGAGAAACGGAAGATCGCCCTGCGATTCCGCGCCGTCCTGGACCAGGACGACTGAGCCACTTTTGACGAGGACAAGGACATGGCGGCCCAAAAAGGCAAGGACCTGCTGATCAAGCTCGATATGGACGGCGCAGGCACGTTCGAGACCATCGCCGGGTTGCGCGCGACCCGGATCACCTTCAACGCCGAGACCGTCGACGTGACCAACATGGAAAGCGCCGGCGGCTGGCGCGAACTGCTGGGCGGCACCGGCGCGCGCAGCGCCGCGATCAGCGGCTCGGGCGTGTTTCGCGATGCGGCCACGGACGAGCGGGCGCGGGCGCTGTTCTTCGGCGGCGCGATCCCGACCTTCCAGGTCATCATCCCGAGCTTCGGCATCGTCGAGGGTCCGTTCCAGATCACCAGCATCGAGTATTCCGGCCAGCACGACGGCGAGGCGGTCTACGAGCTGTCGCTCGCCTCGGCCGGCGCGATCAGCTTCGAGGCGATCTGATGGCGAACCCGTTTCGCGGCGAGGTCGTTCTGTCGGTCGATGGCGAGGAACGGGTGATGCGGCTGACCCTCGGGGCGCTGGCCGAACTGGAGTCGCGGCTTGAATGCGACTCGCTCATGGAGATGATCTCGCGGTTCGAGACCGGTGCCTTCCGGGTGCGCGACCTGATCTGCCTGATCACCGCCGGCCTGAACGGCGGCGGATGGCGCCTGAGCGAGTCCGACCTGCTGGCACGACGGATCGACGGCGGTCCGCTGGCGGCGGCGCAGGCGGCGGCGCAGCTCCTGAAGCTGACCTTCACCCTGCCCGACGAGGACGGGTGAGGTGAAGCGTGTCGCCTGGCCGAAGCTGTTGCGCCTCGGGCTGCGGGAGCTGCGGCTCGACCCCGAGACGTTCTGGAACCTCACACCGGCCGAACTGATGCTGATCGCGGGCTATGGCGAAGGGCCCGAGGCGCTGTCGCGAACCGGGTTCAACGATCTCGCGGCCCGTTTCCCGGACGGCCCGGCGGACCAATCGCCAAACACGGAGTGAACCATGTCGGACTTTCAAGCGGATCTCGACCGGCTGGAGGCGCAGTTCGTCGGCCTCGAGACCAGCATGGCGGGTGTCGAGGGCGTGACGGCGACGTTCCGGCGCGAACTCGACGGTGTCGGCGGGACGCTGAAGGATGCCGGGCGCGAGGCCTCGGGGATGTCGAGCTCGATCTCCTCGTCGTTCCGCCGCGCCTTCGAGGGGGTGGTCCTGGACGGGAAGAAGCTGTCCGAAGCCTTCGCCTCGATCGCGCAGAGCATTTCCGGGACGGTGCTGAACCAGGCTTTGCAGCCGGTGCAGGGGGCGATCGGATCAGCGGTGGGCAAGGGGCTTCAGGCGGTGCTCGGGGGGCTGACGCCCTTTGCCAAGGGCGGCGCCTTCGCCTCCGGCCGGGTGACGGCCTTCGCCAGCGGCGGGATCGTCAACGGCCCGACGACGTTTCCGATGCGCGGCGGGACCGGATTGATGGGCGAGGCCGGTCCCGAGGCGATCATGCCGCTCGCGCGCGGTGCCGACGGCAAGCTCGGCGTGCGGTCGGGTGGCGGCGGAACGGTGCATGTCACCATGAACATCACGACGCCCGACGTCACCGGCTTCCGGCGGTCGCAGAGCCAGATCGCAGCCGAGATGAACCGCGCGATCCAGCGCGGCGGGCGCAACCTCTGAGGGGAGGAACACCATGAATTTTCACGAGGTCCGATTCCCGGCGCCGCTCTCGAAGGGTTCGAGTGGTGGCCCGGAACGGCGCACCGAGATCGTCACGCTGGTGAACGGTTTCGAGGAGCGCAATTCGCCCTGGGCGCATTCGCGCCGGCGCTACGATG